GACAGCACGCCCTGCACCCGACCCAACTGCGCCAGCGCCGCCCGGCCATAGAGCGACTGCGCCTGATTGGCGAGGTCCAGTTGCTCCTGCTCGGCCGGGGATAGCGTCTGCGTCGCCGTCCACACGTCCTGATCGGCGGGGATATACCCCTCCGCCACGCCGCCACGCCCCTCGTTCCGGCCGAACTTCGCATAATGCGCCTGGCCCGAGGCGAACTGCCCGCCCCGCACCGCATCGGCCACGTCCTGGTTCGCGGCCAGATAGCTGTCCTCATTCCAGGGCGTGCCGCCCTGCTGCTGGCGGCTCCACGTCAGGTTGCCAAAGGGCGTCACCTGATTGACGCGGTTCAACTGCGCGGTCAGGCGCGCCGTGTCGGCGTTCATCTCGCCCTGCGCCCGCGCCGTGACCACGGGGTCAGGCGGGGTCGGCGCCGCCGGGGTCTTCTTGCCCATCGTGTCAGTCCTTCATCGCGAACGGCCCGGCCATCCATTCCTCGCGCGTGATGCTGCTCACCACGGCGGCGCGGCCGGGGCCGAACCTGTCACGCAGCCGGGCTTCCTCGCGGAACCCCAGCCGCCGGTTGAACGCCAGCGCCTCGGGCCGATCCGCCGGCATCGCCGCCCACAGCAGATGCGCGCCGCAGGTCCGGAAGGCATAAGCGAACATGGCCCGCAGCGCGCCGCGCGTCGCCCAGCCCGGCTCACCGGCGATGCTCACCTGCAAGGTGCTCTCGGGCGTCTGCCAGTCATGGAACAGCACCACCGCCCGCAGCGCGCCGCCGCGCCACACGCCGCCCGCCACGCATGGCCCGACACCCGCCGGGCCGATATGCGGCACCCGCGCGCCCAGCCAGGCCACCAGCCCGGCCGCCTCATGCTCATCCGCCGCCCAACGCAGCATCACAGCACCCCGCCCGGCACCACCAGAACATCCGTGGCGATCCAGGCCACCGGCGCCTCGCGGGCCGCCACCTGCACGCGCAGCGCGCCCATGCGGCCCTTGCCGCGCACGCCCCGCCACGGGGCCCAGGTCGCCTCACCGGCCCACAGGGCCTGGTCCCAGCGCGCCTGGTCCCAGCGCGCCAGCGGCGCCACGCCCGCCCTAGGGGCAGGAGGGGGCGCGGACAGGTCATAATCCGGCTGCACGTCCACGCCCACCGCCGGCGGCACCTCGCTCTGCATCGTCAGGCGCACGCGCTTGAACGCCTTGGTCTGCGCGCGCGGCCCCATCGCATTCGGGGCCTGCACCCCCAGGGCGCGAATGTCCGCACCGTCATCCGTGCTGCCCACATCGAACCGCGCCACGAAGCCGGCGCCGCCGAAATACGGCACATCGTCAATCAGCGCCCAGCAATGCGCCGGAATGCCGGTGAAGCGGCACGGCGCCCGCGTCACGGTGTTGAACACATACTGTTCAAACCGCCCCGCCGCCGCCGGGATGTTGAACATCAGCATGTTCGCGCTGGGATAAAAGAACGCCTGCCAGCCGAAGCTCCCCGCGAAGTCGCGCGCCTGCGCCGTCACCACCGGGTTGATCTGCGCCGAAACCGCCGCCGCCGATTGCTGCGAACGGTCCACCGGCAACACGCTGGACAGCGCCACGAAGCCGTCCTCGGTCATCACCAGCAGGTCAGCCCCGGCCCGTGTCATCGCCCGCCGTCCCAGGGGCTTGCCGATGCGGAACACGCCCTGCAACGTCCACTCCGACGCCTGGGCGGGGTCCGTCCCGGAATAAACCAGCGCCTCGCCCTGGTCGGTCAGGAACACCGCCAGGTCATCCGCGCCGGAACCGCCATCGCGGGTCCACGTCCCCATCCCGATCAGCGATCCGCCGAAGGCGGCCAGCCCGCCGAAGTCGAAGAAGGACGCCGCCCCGGCAATGGAGTTCACCGGCAGATACCACGCCCGCATGGTCCCGGCCTCACCGAACCACAGCCGGCGCTGATGGATGTTCGTCCAGGCCACATTGCCCAGCGTCAGGCCCGATCCCGTCCAGGAGGTATTGGCCCAGGTCGTGCCGTTGTAGATCTGCGGGGCGTCCGTCCCATTGGCCGCGATCAGGAAATGGCCGCCGGCCGTGTTCATCTGGACCCACTGCCAGCGGGCGGACCCCAGGCCCGACACCGCCGCCGCGCCCACCGGCCCGGCCGCCGTGGTGTCATAGATGCCCGCGCCGGAGGCCGCGAACATGCGCGGGGCGCCGGTGGGCGGATGCCAGATCATCAGCGTCTCGACCGCCGCCGGAAGCCCCGTGGCATACCGCACCCAGCCGCGCCGCGTGGTCACGCGATCAGCCGAGGGGAACCAGTTCACCAGCGTCTGCGCGTTCTGCGCCGGCATGTCGGCCAGCGCGTTCAGCACGTCCCAGCCGCCCACCGGGGGCGGCAGGCTGACCGCCCGCGCCTCGCTCACGGCCACCCGCCCCGCAGGCGCGGCCACGGCATCGCGGCCGGGATTTCCGTCCGTAGGGATTGCTGCGGCTGGGCCTCGCGCGACATGCGCCACAGCCGGCGCTCATAATCGCCCATGGCCGGCTGCCAGGGCTGCCCCTCGTTCCGCAGCGCGAAGGCAATGACGCCCAGCGTCAGCAATTCCTCGGGCACCAGCGCCATGTCATCATCCGCCGCGAAGGCCAGCCGCACCAGCCCGGCGTTGTCCGCGCAGAACGCGCGGGAGAAATACTCGACCGCCAGCGTCTCGCCGCCCTGTGCCGGTGGCCACACCTGCGGCCCGGTCGCCTCCACCGTCCACCAGCGCGGCTGCGCGCCGGTCAGGGGCTGCGCGCGCGCCTCGGCCCAACGCTGCCCGTCCAGCGGTCCCAACAGCATCTCCGGGATGTCGGTGCGCCACATGCTGTCCGGCACCCAGCGGCCAAAATCCGCCGGCAGGGCGCCCGGCTGGACGGCGCCGGGAACCGCCGTGAAGCTGTGCAGCGCGCGGCGGTTCGGCCACAGGCCGCGCTCCATCACGTCCCGGCCCACGCGGTTGGCCAGCCGGAACAGGCGCTGCGCCATCTCGTCGGGATTGCCGACGATGGCCGCCGGCACGTCCCACTGCATCTCCGTTGCCGCGTCCTGGCAGATCGTCAGCAGGGTCACGATGCAGCCTCCTTGCGGGGGCGCCCACGGGGGCGCTTGGCCTCCGCAGGCAGGTCCGACGCCACCGGCGTCGGGTCATCCAGGCCGCGATACCCCGCCGCCCGCGCCTGCGCCTCCGCCGCCTCATCGGCCACGGTGACGCACGCGGCCAGGTCATCCCAGCCGCGCAGATAGAGGGCGAGGGGGTAGCGCGCCGTGGTCACGGGGCGAACCCACCGGGCGTGCTGCCAGGGCGCACGAACAGGAACTGATAGTCCCCGGCCGTGGGCGTCAGGGCGCCAGCGGTCGGATTGACGAACCGCACCCCCACCGTATCGGCCGCCGTCACGCGCGCCTGCCCGATGGCGATGCCGTTCTGCGTGGCGCCCATCGCGCACACGAAATCCCCGACGCGCGCGCCGGGGACCGTGAAGGTCTGCTCCGCCGTGGTGGTGGCGGCGACCGATGCCGGGGTGATACTGACGACGACAACCGCCGCCGCCTGCATGTTCCCCGAAATCATGGAGTAGGACATGCGCGCCTCCTCAGTTCGAGAGGACGCGGCAGGCCAGTTCCGGCCGGATGGTGCGGAAGCCATACAGCACGTCAATGCGGCACGGCATGCGGTCCTCGTTGATGTCGTACTGACGCACGAGGCGCATGGAGATGCCGTCCTGCACGGAGCGCGCCGCCATATCCACGCCGCGCGGCATCACCAGATCCGCCGTGGCGAAGGTGAACGCATCGGGGTGGAACACCAGCGAGGGGCGATAGATGGCCGAGGCGCCGCCCACCTTGACCACCGCGCCGCCATTGGTGGGCGAGGACGAGACGTTCTGCCGCCCGCCGGAGGTGACGATGGCCGGGCTGATGGACAGGTTGCCCGCACCGCCGCCATAGGTGGCCGTGATGACAAACTGCTGAAGGCGCCCGGTGTCGGCCTTGGTCTCGGGATGCACCTCGTTGCAGCCCGCGAAGGTGACGATGTCGCCCACCGCGAAGGTATTGGCGCCCGCCGCAACCGCGATGCTGCTGCCGGTCTGCCCCGCGCCGCTGACCGTGTAGCCGGTGGCGCTGGCCGAGGTGCCGGTGCTCTGCACGGGCATCAGCGTGTTCTGGTAGAAGGAGAAGCCCGCCGTGGTGCCCATCAGGCCCTTGCGATACTGCTCCTTGATGTCGTTGGACGACTGGAACAGGCCCTTGAGCGCGTCCACCAGGTCAACGTTGTCCTGCGTGTTCAGCAGGGCGATGCGGGTGTCGTCATCCGGCGCCAGGCTGTCATCCAGGCGCTTGCGGCCCAGCAGCACCTGGCGGAACCCGATGGGAGAGCCGATGTTGTTCACCGACTGGTAGATGTCGCGGTGCATGCTCAGCGCGTCTGCCTCGATGGCCGAAGCCAGGACCGCCATCGCCGGGTCAATGATGCGCTTGGAGAAATCGTCCAGCGACAGGGTCAGTTCCTGCGCGGTGAAGCGCATGCCGACATGCCGCTGGGTGGAGATGGAGAGCGTGGTTTCCGCCTCCACCGTGTTCTGCACCTGAAGCGTGGCGCCGGTGTTGGTGGTGTACTGCACCGGCAGGCGGATGCGGAGGTTGGAGCCGATCTTGGCGCCTTCCTGCGCGAAGCTGTCGTCGTACTGGCGGTTGATGTTGCCGACGAAGTTCAGCTTCTGGTGCAGGATGCGAAGCGCCTCCCGCGTGATCATGGAAGGCGTGAGGAGGGTATTGCTCATGATGCGTCACGGGGGCGTCTCCCGACGCGCCCGCTCCCTGGGTTGTGCTGCTGCGGCCGGCCCTCAGGCGCGGCGCTTGGCGATCTGCTGGTTGCGCCAGCGGACCCATTCCTCGTCGCTCATCTTTTCGGGGTCGCGCGCCGCAGGGGCGTTCTTGCCGGCGATGGGACGGATGGGGCCCGCAGGCGCGGCGGGCTGCTTGGGCGCCGTGGCGCCCTTGGTGGCGGCCTGGAGGCGATCCCACTGCATCGCCTTCCACATCGCCACCGCGACCTTCGGCGTCAGGCCGTAGTTGCGCGCCTCCGCTTCCGGGAACCCGTAGGTTTCCACGGCGTAGCGGATCAACTCGCTCTCGGCCTTGGCGTCGAAGCCCTTGATGGCCGCCCGCACTTCCGCCTGGCCCGCCTCAAGCTGCTTGGCGGCAAGCCGCTGCTGCTCCTGCGTCCATTCGGCCTGGTGCTTCGCCACCGTTTCGCGGTTCTGCGCCGCTGCGGCCTCATACATGGCCGCCTCATCACTCGCGCGCCGGGCCTGGTCCGGGTTGGACTGCCACAGCGCGGGAAGCTGCTCGCGCAGGGCCTTGGCCTGCGCGTCGAACACCTGGGCGGCTACCGCCGCCTGCTGCGCCTCACCGGCCAGCGTCGTGATGCGGGTCAGCGCCTCGCGCTCCGCCGCCACCATGCGCGCCTGCTCGGCCACTGCCTGGGTTTTGCGGGTGTAGTCACCCTGCACGCCCTCGGTGAACTCGCGCAGCGTGGCGGCCACCTCCTCGGGCAGCGCGCCCTTTGGCAGCTTGATGGCCTTGGCGCCGAAGCGGAACTCTTCCTCCTCGGGCGGCTCCGTCTCGGGCGTCTCGGCCTCCGGCGCCTCGGCCGGCTGGCTGTCGGGGGCGTCCTGCGCGGCGGCAGGGCGCAGGTCGTCATCGGCGGTTGCTGCCTCGGGGGCAGCCGCCTCAACGCTCTCGCTCATCAGGTGCAATCCAGTCTGTCAGGCCGGGGCACGAAGCCCCGGCACGGAGAAAGCGGGCGTCTCACGACGCGCGCGCCGCAGCGGCTGCTGCGGTTCGTGTGGCCCGGCTACATCGCGCCGGGCGGCATTCCCTGCGGCGGCATCCCGCCCAGCATCGGCGCCGGCGCGGCAGGCGGCGGCATCATCCGTTGCAACGTCATCTGCTGGAGCATCTGGATGCGCCGCGCCGCCTCATCCGCGCCCGGCCAGTCCATGTTCTTGACCAGCAGATCGCCCAGCACCGGCATGGCGGCCGGATAGGCCCGGACCAGCTCCATCAGCGCCGTGACCGTCTCCTCGCGCTGCGTGGCGTAGGACGGGCCGACCTTCACCGTCACGTCATAGCGCCCGGCGGTCAGGTCATAGAGCGCGCCATCCGGATCTTCGGCTGAGGGCGGCACGCCCACATTGCGCGCCACGCGGATCACGCGCTCGGCTTCGTCGGGGCCGAGAATGGTGATCGCCTCGCGCTCCGAATACAGCGCGGGGATGATCTCGATCAGGCAGCGGCCGGCGTATTGGATGGCGCGGCTCAGGTTGTCCACGAAATGGAAGGTGCCGACATCCGCTTCGCGCTGCCGCGCCATGATGGCCCGGCCGCTCGTCTCGTTCGACCGCGCGCCGAGGCTGGCGTCATAGATGCCCATGACCGCCTTCATGTCGTCGGTCGCGTTCAGCGCCTCCTGCAACGCGCCCGCCGGTACCCCGGCGAAGGGCTGGCGCTGCGGCATGGGCGAACCGGCGGAAAAGACCAGATAGGGATGCGACTGCGTGTTGGCGGTGGCCCAGCGCGCTTCCTCGCCCGGCGGAATGGCGCCCTCCGCCACCAGCCACGGCGCACGCGGCGCCAGCGCGACCAACTCCGTCGAAGCCGTGCGCCAAAAGTTCATCATCGCCTGAGGGTCGCGCGCATCGCGGATCAGGCTGCGGAAATGCCGCCGCCCGCGATAGATCACCTCCTCGCCCCACACTGGCACAATGGGGATAGTGGAGCCGGGCCAGTCCGTCTCCTCCAGCACCTCGACGCCGTTGATGACGCGACGCTTGACCGTCCAGAACGACGCCTCGCGCTCGCCGTTGACCGTCACGCCCTGCATCGCCAGCGCATCGCGCAGCGACAGGCCCAGCCCCGGCATGGCCTCCTCGTCCAGCGCTGACGCCTCCACCACGCGGCCGTCCGTCAGGCGCAGGATGCGGCGCTTGCCCTCCGTCCGCAGCCAGTATTCGGCCACGCGGATTTTCTCCTCCGCCGTCCAATCCTCCAACCCCTCGCCCAGCCCATCCTGGAACGAGGTCATCTTGGCCTTGGGATAGCGGCGCTTGAACTCGCGCTCGCTCAGCAGGTCGGAGACGAAGGCGAACTCCCAATCGGATGCGTCAAACTGGACGCTGGAGGTGTCCCAATGGACGCTGAACGGGTTGGCCACGCGCTCAATGCGGGCCTCCTGCTCAAAGCTCATCGCATGGGCGTAATCGGTGGTGATGCGGAAAAAGCCCATGCCGCAGGTCGCGGCGCAGTCAATGGCGTGGTCATAGGCCAGGGCGGCATTGCTGCCACGCTCGATGGCGCGGATCAGCCCGCCAATCACCTGCGCCGTGTCCACATCCCCGCCCTCGACGGGGTGCACGCTGATCGAAGGCTTGTTCTGCCGCGCATCGTTCACGACCTGGCGAATGAAGGACGGCAGCCGGTTGATGGTCAGGCACGGCCTCTCCTCGCGCTGGCGCCGCAGCCGGATCGCCTCGGGCCACTGCTCGCCCAGGCGCCCGAAGGCAATGTCCTCCAAAGCCTGTTCGCGGATATGCGCTGAGCCGTCCTCCGACATGCGGAACCGCTCGCGCGCATCCTGCATCACATCGTCAGCCACGCGGCAGCACTCCCGGCACGGCATCCCATGCCGCCTGTTCGGCCTCGTCGTAGAGCGCCTGCATGCGCTCGGCCGTCTCGTTCATCGCCGCCATGCGCCGCTCCAGCTCGGCGGCCGGCGCCCACAGATCGGCCGGCAGCCAATGCACCCGCCCGCCCGCCGTGACGCCGCGCCGGATGCCATCGCGCACGAGGGCCAGGCAGGGACGATCCACGTTCAGCCCATCCATCCGCCCGCTCCATGGTAAGCGCGTCGCACCGGGGCCGAGGCCCGCGCAGGCTCGCGCATGCTGACCGCGAAATATCGAAACGCATCCGCCGTATGGCTGGCATCGTCGTGCAGCGGCAGGCGCGAATACTGGCCGGTGGCCGGGTCCACATCGTAGCGATAGCGCCGCAACGCCTGGATGCCATCGGCGCACCGCTCAGCATCGAACCAGCACCGCTCAAACACCGTGCGCGCCGCGTTGATGCCATCGGCCAGCGCAATCCGGGGCACGATGCGCGGCCGGCGCCCGGCATCGCGCATCTGCTCCTCAATGGTGCGCTCGGCGCCCAGTAGCCTGTTCTGGGCGTCGTGCGGCAACCAGTCCTCGCCCCACAGATAGGGCTTGTTCTGCAACACCCGCAGGTAATGGCCCAGCGCATGCCCGCGCGCCTGGTAGAAATCCACCAGACGGAACTCAAAGCCCACCACCTGCCCAAACCAAATGCTGGTCATGTCCGCACGGCCCAGGTCCCAGAAGGTGGAGACGGGCTTGGTGGGGTCCACCGGCACGCGGCAGAACCGGCCCGCCTCCGTGGCGGCGCGGATTTCGTTGGCGAAGATGGCGCCGTCCAGCACCTGCTTGCAGTGCCCCTCCCACACCGTGAGGTAGGCGTCAGGATCGCGGGCCTTGAGCGTGTCGCGCTCCTGCGCCAGCACGTCGGGGAACCACGGGTTGTCCTGCCAGCCGATCTTACGGACCACGGCACCGGGCGGCGGCTGCAAGACGAAGCGGCGGTAGGTTTCGTCCGTGTCCAACTCGGGGTTGAACGTCACCCAGATTTCCGAACCCTCCTTGCGGATGGTCGGGATCAACGTGTTCCACGAGGCGGCGCTGACGTTCTGCGCCTCCTCGACCCAGCACACATCCGCACCCTCGACGGACTTGATGTTGCTGACGTTGTGCCGCAGCCCCGCGAACATGAACTCGGAGCCGTTGGCGCCGCGAATGCTGGTTGCGGTCACATCGTAGAACCACGCCAGGTTCAAGGCCGCGATCTGGTCCCGCAGCAGCTTGTGCACGCTGTCTTGAATGGACCGCTGGATTTCACGGGCGCAGAGGACGCGCATGGGGCGTGCGGCGGCCTGGATCAGCAGCGCGCGGGCCACGCCCCAGGATTTCGCGCCGCCGCGCCCGCCATACAAAACCTTGTAGCGCGCAGGCTGGAACAGGAAATCCAGCGCCGCCGGGAACTCAGCCCCCGCCGGGCTGGACGAAGGTGACATTGATGCCAGACGGCAGCGCGGCGCCGTCCTTGCCGGTCAACTCGCTCCGCTGCAACGGCGCCCCGTCCAGCCGCTCGGCCGCCTTCGCCACCATCTCCGCGTGCTTCGGATGGGTCGGATCATTCAGGATCTCCAACCACCGCTCGGCCGCGATCTCGCGCGCGCCCTGCGCGGCCATGATCTCGGCCACCGACTTGCCCGTGATGCCACGGCCAGGCCCGGCAATGCCGTTCTTGCTGGCGCTCTCGCCGCCACGCTTCGGGCCACCCCACCCGGCGCCGTTGCCTTTGCGCGTGGCGCTGGTGGCGGCGCGCTTCGGCTTAGTAGCCTCGGCCACCCTTCCCGCCCTTTCGCCTGCCCATCTGGACCCCCAAACGCAAAAACGCCCGCAAGCCGTTGGGCTGCGGGCGCAATGACCCGGGCGTGAAAATGACACCGCACACAGCGGGTGTCAAGCGGTTTGTCTCACTCTTCCACGCTCCACATCTGCCCATCCCATTCGCGGGTCAGGTGGTCCAGCCGATCCAGCGCCATGACGAGGCACGGCAACTGCGTCGGATCGGGCACGCGGTCGTCCACCAGCAGCGCCAGCAGCACAGGCAGGGCGCGCGGCGGCAGCGTGCGGAGGAGCGCGCGCCAGTGATCCAGCGCCGTGGGCAGGTCGTCGGGCACCTCCAGGCCGCCGCGCGTCGGGCCGTAGTCCGCTGTCACGTCGGGCTGCCGTGCCAGGTGCCACAGATGCGCCAGGGCGACGAGGTTGGCCGCGTGCTGCGGGTGCAGCCGCCCCGACGCCGCCAGCCGATCCCAGGCCGGCAGGCGCTCGCCCGGCAGCTTGTAGGCCGCGTGGCGCTGCACGGCGGCGCTGCCCGGCGCGCGGTAGGTGATCGTGACCGGGACGGCCTCGCGCACCACGCGCGGCGCGGCCTCGTCCAGCCCACGACGCCGCGCAGCAGCGGCGGCAGGGTTGCGCGTCTTGCCCATCGTTAGCTCCCCCGATCAGCGCACAGGCCGCGCGCGAGTTTTAAAGCCCCGCCAGCGGCGTCCGCGCCCTCGCCGCTATCCTCACACCCCCAGCCGGTCTGACCGGCCTGTAGCGCGATCCTACGCATGGCCAGCGGCGTCCTGGCGCAGCGGGAGAGGTGTCCTGGCATTCACCGGCGCCATCACCGTCCGGCCTCCAGGGCTTGCCAGTAGCGCGGCGACACCTCGGCCACGCGGTCGGGCAGGGTGATGCGTCCGCCGCCGTCAGGGGTGCGGGCCAGCACGGCCGCCGGGTGGCGGGCGTAGGTGCTGAGGCGGTGCAGGAGGGAGGGGCAGAGGGAGGTGTTGCCACCTACCACCTGCGGCGCTTCCGAAAACCCCTTAATGCGGGTGTGTATGTGGGATGTATCATTCAGGTGGTGACGGGTGGTAACGTAGTAACTATGGCCGTTTTCTGCGGGTTCCAGCGTTCCCACCTTCGGCGCCGTTACCACCCCACAGGCGGTAACGCATGTTACCACCTCCCCCGAGTTACCACCTCGGGGGCGACTGTTACCGCCATGGTTTCGGGGGGTGGAAACACTCATTCGGGGGGCCACTCCCAGACGCGACGGGTGCGGGCGCCGGTGCGGATAACGGCGCGGCGCAGGCCCTCGCGGGCCAGGATCATTGCCGCGCGCATCTCGGCGCGCTTGTCCATGTCGCGGGCCAGCAACCCCAGGCAGCCGGCCAGCACGGCCGGGACGGTGATGTGGGGTTCGCCGCGCTGGCGTTCCTCGCGCAGCCAGGCGCGGACCCGCTCGGCCCACACGTCCTCCATGATGCGGTCGGCCTGCGCCTCCATGGCCTCGGCGCGGGCGTCCTCCTCCAGCCACACGATTTCCCCGGCGGCCTCGCGTTGAGCGGCCTCGGCCCAGAGCTGCGTGCGGTTCTCCGCCACCCATTGCTCATCCGCGTATTCGCAGGCGATAGGCCAGATGCGGCGGTTGCCGGTGGTGTCGCGCAGATAGTCGGCGGCGTTGGTGGTGCCAATGAACACGCACTCGCGGCCGCGCTTGAGGAACGTCTTTTCGTAGGGCGGGCGGAACCGCTCGACGGGGCGGGACAGAAACGCCTTGAGGGTTTCCGTGTCGGTGCGGATCAGGTGTTCAATTTCCGCGAACTCCACGCACCACACGCCCAGCACGGCTTGCGCGCCGTCCTTGCTCTTGAGGTCGGGCGGCATGCTGTCGGTGAACCAGTCCTCGCCAAACAGGCGGCGGACGGTGCGCGACTTGCCGGCGCCCTGCACCCCCTCCAGCACGGGCATGGTGTCGAACTTGCATCCCGGCTGGCGGACGCGGCGCACGGCG